TAATCATAACAATCCTCTTTGTACTTACCGCATTTAATACAAACTTTAGGGTATTGTCTTGGATATAAAATGCAAGGTTTTTATAGTTATGGATGCAAAATAATTGTTTTAAATATTTTATCATTTTTCTAACCGCCTTGTTAATAAGTTTCTTACATGCTCTGCCGTTATTTTATTTTGAAATTTTGGAGGGACATTAGTTATTAATTTGATAGCATCTATATTAGTTGCATCTATACCGTAATGTTGTGCTATTTCTAAGGCTCTCTCATAGTCATCTTGATACATCTTGCCATTTTTCATATACATTTTATCACCAATTACCTCTATTGAATGACTGGTCATTCATATATTATCGACCCTCCTGTGTTAAATATTTTTAATTCTTGTTTTGACTCGATTTTCTTGCGTTGATTATAAAGTTCATTATATGCTTCTGTTGTGTCATGTAACAGTTCTTTGATATTATCAAGTTGTTGTTTAAGTTCTTTGTTTTCTTGCTCAAGTGCTTCAAAAAGAAATGTTTCATAATAAGTAAAATCAACTTGTCGAGTAAATAAAGATTTGAAGAATGATTTTATTTTTTCTTTTCTATCTTTAATCATACTTTCTATATTCCTTTTGCTACCTGACTACCTGGCGTTGTTGGTAACGCTTGTCCCATTTGTATTTCCTGCTGTTTTTTCTGCTGCTGTAGATGTGCATTTTGTATTTCTATTTGTAAACCCTGATTTGGTACTATTTGTTGTCTTTGAAATGCTGACATTTTAGCAGTTAAAGGCAATTTATTATCTGTCCATATTGCTTGCGCTGCTGTATCATTCTGCTCCTGATTAAATGGCACTTGAACCGTTTGTTGTTGCGGTTGTGTTGCTTGCTGAATATCCTGTTGAACATGTTGCATTAATTGCGGATTTTGTCCGATTTGTACAAACATTTGTTTCATTTGGTTTGCCATCGGTGGTGGCATTTGTGAAAACATCTGCTGTAATGGGTCTGACTGTATCCATTTGTCGGCATCTTGTATTTCTTCTGTTGAACAGAGATAAGACCAGGCTATGGATGAATCAAATTGTACGCCCATCATATCATGCATAAATTGCATTTTCGACATTAACACCGTTAATTTAGCTTTCTTTTCAATTATAGCCTGCACGCTACCTATGCTTATTTCTGATTCCTGTTTCAATAGTTCCACAGGTATTTGTTCAGTCTGTGTATTTCCATCATGTGTTGTTTTGACATTAACCATTTTCGGCTGTCCGAAAGTTGTAGAATCTGGGGCGGTATCAACTTTATCCGTAAACTCACCTGTCATCTTAATATGTGTCTCTATAGCTGGCAATAATCCCATTTTGCAAATATCGATTAGCCAATCACTGAACCGAGTACAACCGCTTGTTATTTCTGCCATACTTTGTAATGCTGTCTTATCAGGCGCACCTTGTATCGGTGATGAGTTGCCATCCGTATTAGTTGCTGTTACATCTTTTATCTTTTGTTCGTAATATTGGATATTTTGAGTTAATATAGGGATGTTCTTGTAACCGTCAATTTCCTTGAACATTTGAACGAAATTACCGCCCATAGCTCCGATTCCACCACCATCGGTAGCGCATTCATTTAATGTTCCTCTTTCAATAGATTTCTTGTCATCAGTTAGATGTGTACCCTCTGGAACTAAAAACGATGGGTCAAGTGCTTGTTTCTGGGCATCCTGTATGGCTAATTGCTGGCTTGTTGCTATTTGATTCATGTAAACCGCTGGAATTAAACGGCTTAACCCTCTTAATGTTATAGGGTCTACAATATTAGGACACCATGTGAATCTACATCCAGATTTATAGTCTTCTGGTTTGCATCTAAGCACGACCTGATTTCCTGCAACGATAATATAATAATTTTCAAGCGTTTCATTATCAATGTCTATATCGCCGACATAATGCCATACTTCGATAACATTCCCGAATACATGCCTATAACTTAGTCTATCAGTAAAATTATCTCTTGATAGTTCAGTAGCTGGCGATGTCCCACGTTTCACCAATGCTCTTAACTTGTCTTCATCTTCTTTTGAAACATCATAAGTGTTAAGAATATCATTGACTGATAACCATTCTCTTGTCATCTTAAAACATGAAGGTTTTGCAAATCTGACATTGTCATAAATAGTAGAAGAATAATCAGGAAGCTTTGTTGTGTCGAAAAGAAAATCATGAGGTTCTATAGCTCTTGCGACTGAACCTTCCCATGCCAAAACTTCCTCCCCATCTTCATTTAATTTCATTCTCTTTTCCCACGTATGAAACAAAATGAACTCGCCCCGATTAACAAATTTTTCGGTGGCTTGCATATAAGAATTAATAGAACCGCCTTTGATTAGTTCTTGCAGATGATATTGTTTCAATTTTTCATTAATATTAGGATTTCCGCAATCTAAATTAAATAATATATCAGGGGACTTGAACAAGCTATTATTATATTCGGCTTTGAGAATATCTCTAGCAATCAATACAAAAGGTAATTTGCCCTCTATCAGTTCATATTGCGCTGTTCCGCTCGCATCGTCTTCAATGGTTTCACCAAAAGAATTAACCACGCCATGAACCCACGAAGTATGCGCCTGAACATAACTATTAGCAGTCCATGTAGGCATTGCATCACGTCTACCCTTGACAACAATTTGTTCTATCTTTGCAAGAACAAGTTCTTTTTGTGTCTTGGTTGATGTTTCGCCTTTTTCGTTCGTTACTTCTTTTGTATCATCTGGATTATAAACTGATTTCTTTCTTGCCATAAAATCCTACTTAATTAAATAATCAAATACGTTATCTCTGGTTGATTTGTCAATAAATGGAATCGGGATACCGTTTACAACGATTAAAAATAATTCCATCGTTTGTGGCTCGCCTGGTTGATTAACCAATACGGATGGCATTTGTTTTTGTATTATTTGACTGTTTTTATTAATAGTGCATATTTTGTTTTTATCAATCCTAACTATTCCATCTTCGACCATCGGACATTCAATCTCTGTCCATCTGCTTTTTGGTTGTCTAAATGATTCACTTTTGTTAATTACGTTGTCTGCCATTAATTACCGCCTTTCTTAATTTTTGTTCTGTTTTTTTGTTTCCAATTCTTGTATTCTTGTTAATAATACCTTGACTATTGTCTTAACGATTTGTGATTCAATTTTAAGACATTTTCCATCTGGATTGATTAATAATAATTCAGTTGCATTTGTTTTCAGTTCGTAGCCTTCGACTGATACATAATTTGTGTTTTTTTCAAGTGTAATCATATTTTCCTTTCTGTCAAATAATCTATAAGCTTATTAAATTTAATTTGCATGTCAAATTCACTATAAAACTCTATTGAACTAAATTTTTCAGGGAGTTTTGGCTTGTCGGATATTTTGTTTTCAGGAATATATTTGTCGTTCAATATTTTAAAATGTATTTTATCTCTCGCTTCTAATTCTTCATTTCTTGCTTTTAGTTCATTATTTTCTTGTTTGAGTGCTTCATTTCTTGCTTTTAGTTCATTATTTTCTTGTTTGAGTGCTTCATTTCTGGCACAATGCATAATTTACCGCCTTTCTTCCTTTGGTTTCAGTTTTTCCCAGAATGGGTCTATGTACTCATACGGTTTTTTGACCGATTCAATTATCTTTTTGGATACAGACCAATAATAATAAGTTAAGTAACTTGCTGCATCAAACGGATGTGCTAAGTATTTAAGTTTAGGATTCTTTTCGATTTGTAATATAGTGGCTTCTTTAAATTTATTACTGCCAGCTATTTTTTTAATATTTTCGCAATTATATATCAACCACTGGCATTTTGGGTCGATATAAACCCCGATGTTATTATCTTTATCCCTAATTAACTGATTCCACGCCGCGACCCGCAAATGTCTATCAGGATTAAAAAACGGTACCTCTATCTTAACATCCTTATATCCAAATTCTATAAGATAATTATATATCTGGACATAATCGGGATACTTACTATTAGACCTGTCTTGACGACCCGAACAATCACCGTTAATTATAATCTTTGATTTGTGATTAGGATAACGCTCGCAAAATACCGCTATGTTATTTTCTGTTTCCGAATTTTCGAGAATTATTTCATCGAAAAAATAAACCTCATCATCCGTCTTATGCGCTAATATCCAGCTATTAGGATTTTTGTTGAAATCGCAAGTTATATGTAATGGCTCATCTTGATAATACTTAATCGCTCTGACGTTTGATTCTTGCGAATAAATCCAATTACCATTTTGAAATTTGCAATCATTAACAAATTTTTGAACTACGTTACCAGTTCCGCCATCGCCTGCCTCACAACAATATTCTTGTAACCATGTTAATTCATCGAAACAATCATTTTTGATATTATCTAGCCACGCATCCCGCTCTCTGTTTGTTGTTTGCATCCTGAAAATCTTATCAACTAATCCATCATTGACTGCATCATGTATTGTTGTCCGATGTAATGACCAGTCTTTTTTGCCCGATTTGCAATCCTGGATAAACTTATAAAATAAACTCTCTAATCCTTTATGTGTTGATAATATCCTTAGAGGGAATCCCCACGTTATACAAGGCATTGCAGCTTTCCAGAGCTCCTCTGGGTTTTCTGCATGTGCAAATTCATCTAAAATAATTTTGCCACCCTTGCTACGAAACTGTGTCGGATTGCTGGAAAGTGCATTAATTCTTGTACCGTTCGAAAACTCTATGCAAAAAGCTTTAATATCCCTCTCTTTATCAATTACAATCTCACCCAGACTTTGCGCTCCGCTGTTTAATAATCCTGCATATTTTTCGCAATATAAAATATACTCTCTCGCTGCCGTCATGTCGGCTGATGAAAACCAAACATCGGGGACGTTTTTATCTAAACAGTCTCTAACATCCTCGTACGCCTGGACGTAAGTTGCGCCGATTCGTCTGGACTTTTCCCAAAGCTTTATTTTGCTTTGGTCATTAAGCCAGTTATCTTGATATGGTAAAAAATATTCTGACATTAAGTTTTGTTGCCTTATCGTTAATTATTATTACAAAACTATTGACTTTTATATGCCTCTCTAAGCGATTTATTTTAATGCCCGCTTATGTTTCTATGTCCGATTTTTAGACACACTACTCGAATAATTTATTTTAGTATAATGACGCTATGATTGAGTTTCAGCCTATTATTTAATTAAGATAGTGAGTATGATTGAATTATCGCACAGGGACGCTTGTCTTAATCAATAAGTGCTGTATTATCAGGCAAGTATAATACATCCTGGATAATACTCAATATGTTATCATTTTTTGTGTCCGTTCGGTAGATGATTGTCATTTTTTGAGTCTATGACTGACTTTTGTAAAAACGGGCAAGATTTACATCCCGATTTTTATTATTCAAATCCAAAATCTTTTGCTAATTGTTTACGTTTTTCTGGCGTCAAAGGCATTATTTGTTTTTGGCGATTATCCTCCTCAAATATCCCCAGATGCTTACCTAGCAGCTCACAAGCTTTTAATGCAGACTGTGTTTCGTAACGTTTTTTGCCTGTATCCTCATATTGCTTCGTTTTTTCGTTATATTTCATAATCGGCTCGCCCGCAAGGCAGCGATTCTTAATGCTTATAAGGTCTTTCAGAACGTCCTCTGCTTTGATTTTTGATTGCTCTGCTAATTCTTGTTTTTTTTGGTCGATACAAGCTTTTATAACAGGTTTTGACAAGTTTTGGGCTGCGATTCGATTTGCGGTTTTTTTGCTGTACCCTGAGCGGATAGCAGCTTGAGTACCGTTTAAACCGATTAAATATTCGTCGCAAAATCTTTTTTGTTTTGGTGTTAAATTATCCATTGTCTTTATTAATTTGTTATGTTTTTATTATAATTGTTGATTATTTTGGTGTATTATGTGCCATTTTTATTGATGCCTCGCTGATTATTATTTTTAATTTTGTATCGTTTACGGTTTTTTTTGGGAATGCAAAAAGTTTAAAGTCTTTTGTTTGTAAATATTGGTCGGCATCTTTTTTTGTTTTACGTATAAACTCTCTGGTATTATTTTGTTTGTTTGTTTTTATTATCTCAATTATTAATCGGTTGCAATATGGACAATTTATTTTACCAACAAACCAATGATATTTATCATCAGCATGCTCTAAGATTTTGGCTTGGAGCATTTTTTGACAGCAATTAATCTCTTGTAAGATTTTCCAATCGTCCAATTATGACCGCCTTTCCTGTCATCCTCCCATTGAGGGTTTTACTGGACATACATTAAGGTTATTTTTTTGAGTTATTATTAGTATAGCATATATCTAATAAGTTTTGTATATATTTATTAGTTTATTTATATTTTTTTAAGTGCTTTTTATTTTGGGGATATTATTGAGTTTCAGAGATTATCTATTTATTAAGTTATGTTAATATTATGAGTTAAAAGGCTAGCAATTTAATTAAATATCGGTTATTATAATTATATAAGTTAATTAAACGCCTGCAAGACAGGCAGAAAGAAGGAAAATTATGTTTGTTAAATTGATGCTATCTAGTAGCAATAATCCTGTCCCTAATCAATTTGCTTTTCAGGAAAATGGAATAACCTATTTTCAAAGTTATGAAACAATTATAGCTAAATGCACTGGTACTGAAACTATTTTGGATGCACAAAAATGGGATTACTCACGTACAACGTTAAAATATTTATGTCAATTTCTCGGCGTTAAGTCTAAAAAAGAAATTGAACGAAATATTAAAAATCATAATTTTAAATTAGAAGATTTAAATACTTAAAGCCCATGACACAAAAAGAAATAAATGATGCTGTAAAACTTAATCAATACATAATTACTCATAGTAATTATATAAGTTAATTAAACGCCTGCAAGGGCAGAAAGAAGGTAAATTATGTTAACAAAGTTAGAAAATGCTTTACACAATTTTAAGAACAGACATAATTTATTTCAGGGTGAAAGCCCGAATACTAAAGAAAGAAATCTCTATAGGCAACATTCTAAAATGTATAAAAATATAAAAGAAGAGGGGTGTATCGGCGGTGAAAGCTTTGTTACAAAGGAAGGAATAGAAAAAAGCATAGAAATTTTAAATAATAACTAAGCCTTTCCCCAGCTTCCGATTACTGGAAGCTGCGATAAGGGTTTATCTTTGAGCAGTTAGCTAAACGCCTGCAAGACAGGCAGAAAGAAGGAATTATGACACTTTGTAAAACAATTAAAGAATCTACTTATCAAAATTTTTATTTAAATTCCGATAATGTTATTTATGGGATAGTTTCACCAAAAGAAATTTGGAAAATTTCAGACCCTCAAGAATTATTAGAATATATGGAAAATCAGTTAAACGGTGAATTAGAATGCGGCAAATATTGTTATAATAAAGAACAGATGACCTATAAAAAACAAAAACAAGATAAAATGATAAAAA